ATTTTTTGATATGGTCAGCTACCTCTCCCGCTTCACCAGCTAGACCAAGACCTGTGTAGACAATGGCATCCGTGTATATGGCTGTTTTCTCTGCGGCCTTCTGGTACTGATCAAGTGTGAGTTTATTCGTCATCTGTTAGATCCTTACCTTGAAGCTGGTTCATACGCATCTCAGCGTAACGGATAACTTTCTGGAGATCGTGTATCTCCGATTCAACTGCGTCCATTCCTATAATTGTTTTGTACCCTGCACGGCTTGCGTATTTGACGATGTTTCCACGCCAGAACTCAAAGCCGTTGTGTTGGATAAAATCAATTGGCTGGACAGGCCACCGTGCGTAATGCGTTGGTGCGTTAATTGTGTCACTCATGTGGTGGCTCCCATAGTCTGATACTGTGACCGTCTGAATATTCGTAGGTCAGGATGAACGCTTGTCTGGCTTGGATAATCGCATCGATGGCATCAAGCCCCTTTTTCCTATAGGTATCGACAACAGCTTCCCACATCGACAGGCGTGACCCGTCAGTTTTGTCTAGGATTTTAGCCGCTGTCACAGGCCCGATAGAAGGACACCCACTGTACCCGTCAGTCGTATCGCCTGTGAGGATTTGGGTATAGAAGGCACGATCAGCTTCTGGCTGGCTGATCTCATAGATGCCATCGATAGAATAGTGTTTACCAGCGATGGTCAGTAGGTCTTTATCGGCAGAGTAGATAACGTGGTTATCCTTCAGTGGCCCTGTTGCATGGATGCCTATGAGATCATCACCCTCAAGGGTGTCACGGACGATAGCTCCGTATTTCTCAACAGCGTATTCACGCAGCGCAGGGAGCAACATAGGTTTACGCTTGTCTGCCCTGTTTGACTTGTATGTGTCTGATACTGTTTTGCGAAAGTTATCCTTACCAGTCAGGAAGATCATCGCTTCATCAGCGTCACACTTTTCGATGATGGATTGGATGGCATTATCAAAGTCCATCTTGGCTACTTTAAGATCAGCCCACAGAACCCAGAGGTCATCTCCGAAATCAGTAGGCTGCTCTGCGTTGGATGCGATTTGGAATATGGTGATATCACCATCTATTAGAACAACCATCAGGCTTGTCTCCTTTTGTACTCACCACACCAGTTACCGTGGTATTTCCAGATGTACTGTGGATATCGCTTGCACTCACCAGTTGTCTGTTCACCACCCAAGGCTTCAGGCAATCGGTCACGATCAAAGTGAACACACAGGCCACAGCAAGGCTCAGTGGGTTTCAGCCCAATTATCTCCGATTTTTCCTTCGGCATCTGTTGCGACACGGAAGTTGAAGTCTTCACCGGCTTTGATGGCTGCTTTGATGATGATGTCTTTAACTTGTTCGGCATAGTCTGGCTCCACTTCTACTTGAACTTCATCATGTATCCACAGAACTAAATCTGCTTTGTCTTGAAGGTTGTGTTGGGTTAAAGCGTCATCGATGTTGATGAGCCATTTCTTAGCAAGCAGCGCACCGGCTGATTGCAACAAGGTGTTGAGTGAACTGAAGGCGTGACGTACTTTCACTTGCCTACCGTCAAGACCTTTGAGGTATCCACGGGCAGACACTTTCTGAACTTGTTTGATTAGACTGTTCAGGGCTGGAAGGTTTGTCATAAACCTGTCCTTTAGCCGTTTACCATAGGCGGCGTTCTTACCGCAGATGGCTCCTAGTTTCTCTGAACCTGCCCCGTATAAAAAAGCATAAACCCAGCGTTTACTGCTTGGACGGTCAACTCCTAGTGCCTCTGCGTTGGCACTGTGTACATCACCGTCAACAACGATTTTACCGTAGGCACCGTCATCCCACTTAGCCATGAAGTGGGCTAGACAGCGTAATTCCACACCTGATAAATCGACACCACACAGGACGCGGCCTTTAGATGGTTTGAACAGTGATCGACACTCTTCGCCCCAAGCCGCACGGACTGCGGGTACGGCAGAGATATTAGGTGATCGATGTGTTGATCTACCTGTTACTGCACCGTTGGTTATGTAGCTTGGATGGATACGCCCATCTTCTTGGACACTCAGCCAAGCTTGTCGGCCTTCCGCTATCTGTCCCAGTCTTTTTTGCAAGGTCAGGTATTCGATCAGTGGTCTTGCTTCTGGGTAGTTCATTGACGATAAGGTTGTCTCATCGATCTTAGGCTGTCCTGATGGACTGAACTCTGTAGGTTTCCATCCAAAGCAATGGGTGAGCCTATCTGCGATATGGTGGCGAGAGCCAGCATTGAAGACGTTCTGTTTTACTTTAGTGAACGCTGCGCCTTCAGTGACCGCTGGTCTTGTCTTGTAATTGACGGTTCGTTTAGGAACCACAACGTCAGTGGCTGAATACCACGGAGCGAATGTGTCTTGCAGTTCTGCTTCAAGATCGGCTTTGGTAGCTATAAGCTTACCAGCCAGTGAGTTTGCAGCATCTACATCAAAGCCTATGCCTTTACGTTCTGCCGCAGCCATGATCCAAGCAACCCGATGTTCTATATCGATTGCCTCTGGGCTATA